CCACAAGCTGATACTCCTGTTCTTTTAATTTCTGCAAGCCCTCTTTTCCAGTATTACAAAAATCGGCTTCTATATGTTCTGTTTGTACGCTGCGTTTGATCAAAGCGCACAGTTCTCTGTCATCATCTATAATCAAAATTTTATTCATGGTTCAGCTCCTTCCCTTGTTTTGTCCGGCCATCAATCGGCTTCTCTGCGGTTTTAGGGATCAGCCAAACACCGGCCATTTTCACAGCGCCGTGGATACGTCCACCAGCACAATAATAATTTACCCTACGAGGTGTCACGCCCCATTTCTCCGCGGCCTCTTTTAGTGTCATATAGTCCATTTTGCACCTCCATAGGATAGATTATAGTTCTTTATCTCGAATAGTACAAGCTGACTATTGTGATTATGCTTACATAAAGAGCCGCAGATCATCTCTGACCTGCGGCTCTGTTCCTATTAACCTGTTAAGTATGTATCCCGTATTTCGCCGTTTGGATGTCCTCTTCACCATGCAGGATTACTCCGCCGCAGGTCTTTGTGCCCTGTACCATGTAGCCCTCAAAAAAGAAGCTGTAAGGCAGGTAATCATCTGTCAGGACGATGCGTTCGTAGTTGTACCAGTTAAAATGCTGATCCAGAAACTTCCCCAGTTTGTGCCGCAGGATAGGATTCTCCACTACGGCCTTGAGATTTTTCCGGCTGTGAAACTCCAGCTTTGGTCTGCTCTGTTCTGGAATGGACAGCAACCGCCACCGTGTTCCATCAATGTTTTCTTTCTCACCTGCCGCATATGAGCGGAACGGCTCATAAGGCAGTCTTATTCGCTCGGTATAACCGGAAACGCTGTCTCTGCCAGCATCCTTCAGCCATGTGAAGGAAAACTCCAGCACTTTGACACCGTCTACGGCATCACACAGCCGCAGTTCTGCATAGGAATGAATATCTTTGGCGATCAAATACTTCTTCTCCTCCAGCCGCTGCAGTTCCTTTTTCAAAATAATAAATTGCTGCGGCGAACAGCCATTTCTGGAGCGGGTCTTGAGGGAAATACTATCCCGATCCACATAAACCGTTGCCATTGTCCTATTATTCATAATCCACCTCGTTTCTGTTATTTGCCCCTGTATGATGCATGGCAGTCTGTGTGACCAGGAATGGATGCTCTACATACTCCTCTTTTGCTGAGGTATATGCCGCTCCGCCCAGAGAGTCCAGATACTGCCATCCGTTTTTGGATTTTGAGATGTACACATAGAACGGTGCAAGCACATACTCATCCCGTTCATAGCAACCAAGATACTTTCTTGCAAGTACCGCCACAACACCCAACTCTGCCGCTTTCTGTGTTGTCAGGGAAACTGCCAGTTTCATTACTTCCTCTTTTTCAATATCATTGAGTCTGGAAGTATAAACACTCTCCAGGAATAACACAGCCTTCTCACCTGCGGCAGACTTTCCGGTAGCCGTGTTCTCCTGCGACAAATCAGCAAAAGAAAAATCGATGGCAGGTGGTTTTTGAAATGCACCTTTTGTCAGACGGAGGCAGGCGCGAGCCACCACTGTTTCATCCTTTTTCACAAGAATAATCTTCTTGTTAGAGTCAAAGGCGGCTAACAGGCACTCTCTCTGGCTTCCAGTACGGTAAGACAGGCAGGTACCATGAGGAAGCTCCCCAAGCCGCAGAGTGTGGTAAAAATCATCCACCTCTTCTGCCAGAAATGCACCTCGGGCCAAAGAAAGATTTTTCTTCCAGAGGCTCTCCTGCATCTCGCTGACAGGGTAGCGGATCTCACGCTGCAGGTCACCGGCAAAATATTTGAGTTTATAGAACTGGCCCATCAATTCAGCCTGTACGATCCGTCGCAGCGCTTCAACAGCCAACTCCTGCCCGTCCAGTTCCCCATAGAGAGCGCGTACCATAGCCGCGCCACCCCGCAGTAAAAACTCCGTGACAGTCTCCCTGTTCTGCTCCACAAAATCATCCGAGAAGACCAGCTTGTCTTTTAGTTCCAGCCAGTCTGCATCTGTTGTCAGAATATCTTTGCGTACCTGCTTCCAATCCGTCCTTTCCAAAAGAGCCGTCATATTGTTGAGGGCAAATACCGCATCCGGCTCCGCAGTGAAAGCCGGTATGAATGTCTGCAGCTTCGTATAGTGTTGTAACAGTTCCATGGCAGTCCTCCGGGTCAGTCCACGGATATGTCCAAATGAACTCCGGTACCATTCGCTAAATGGCCTTTCCAACAGACATTTTCCAAGCTGCTCCAGCTCTGTATCTCCTGTATACTGGCTGACCAGCTCCCGCTTTATCAGCTGCCGAAGTGTCAGCAAACGCTGATCCACAGGAAGAGGTGTCAGCATGGTGTATAGCCGAACGTAAACCTCTTTCTGATGCCAGAGCTGATACATTTCCTCGAAGGTGTACTGCTGCCCTTCTTCCAGAAGCGTAAAAAAGCTGTCATTGCGGTTCACAGAATCGCTGGCTTTCAAATTCTTCAGCGTCAGAGAATTGATGTTGCAATGCTCACAAAAGCCTGGCTCAAACAAAAGTGAGTATCTCCCCAAGGACAGGAACACTTCACTGTTCTGATCCACCAAATCCAGAAAATGCTTTTTTCTATGCTCCACTGCATAAATGAGAATTGAAAACTGGAATTGTCGGATTGCATTAAAATCCAAATGGAGCCTGCCGGCATACAGAGCATTCAAATAACTCAGTTGGTTGCATAAAATTTCTTTCCTTCGTTCCTTGCTTAAAGGATGTGGCTGGGAGATAAACCAGTTGAGGTCGTATTGTCCGGCATGGTTGTCCAGCCAGAGGTCAAAAAAAGCAGACAAATCCTCTGCATCATATTCAAATACAGCCAACAGCCGGCGGAATTTTCCCACATCGGTCATTTTCATCCACCGGAGATCTTTCAGGCGCTCTACTGACAGAAACAGCCGCACACCTTGCCGATAAAGCAAGATGCAGACTCTCTGGAGCGGACGATTCTGTTCCAACAGTTCCAGAGCTTTCCGCTCATTTTGATGCCAGCAAAACAGATACGAACCAAGAAACGGCTGCCGCATCATATCCCGCTGGTGCTCCGTCAGCATGGAAAGTCCCTTCCACTCCGCAATGGGAAAAGTCTGCAGGTTATCCAATATGACCTGCTCCTCTTCTTCATACATCACAAAGGGAAAATAGTATTTCAGGTATTCAAACCGCAGGGAAGGCAACAGTTCCAATTCCATGACTGCCAGCACCTGCTCTTGGGGATACGCTGTCAGTCTCTCTCCATACCCGTCTGCCGACTCTAAGACCGAAGCAATTTCTTCATCACCAATCTCCTGCCTGCACAACGCACCATAGAGTGCTGCAAAGTTCGGCACCCGAACCAGTTCTTCCTGTATCCGCTTTGTCTTTCGGATGTGCAGCCGTTCCTGTAATTGAAGTGTCTCCACCTGTCCACATGCCTGCGCTATGGCATCCTCTGAAAAGCTGCCTGTAAGCGCCGGGAGCAATCCGTCATCTTTCATTCTGGTCAATAGGGTCAGATGTTTTAATGTATTTCTCATGCTGCTTCACCTCCGATCAGTGTCAGTACCATATTCAAAATCTCATGCCTTGGCCGGGGTTCAGACTTTACCAGTTCACCACACAGTTCAAAAAAGGCATGTGCGCCTTTGGCTTCCATCGTCCGTACACAACCGACAGGCCATTCTACCAGCTTGTCAAACGCCATATTCAGCACCTCGTTCTTCTCGTCCTGATGATAATATCCCCCAATGAATTTAACCAGAGATTCGGCGCTGCCGTTATAAAGCTGCTGCAGCTTTTCCCGTTTCTGTATGGTTCGTTTTTCCTGCTCCAGTCGTTTTTCCTGCTCCTTTCTCTCAGCTTCGACTCTGCGCTCATCCTCCAACTCTTCCTTGGAATAGAATGTTTCCTTCAGCCGGTTGATTTCATAGCCGTTATACTCGCTGTGGAGAAAAAACTGCCGCAACACCGCTGCCAGCGCTTTTTTATCATAAAGGCGTTGGATCTCCGGTGCTTTTAAGGCACTTAAAACGAAGTCCTCATATTTTTCCGGCTCAGTTTGGAAAAATGAAAGCTCCACCCAGTCATAAAGCTGTCGCTGCTGCTCTGCAGTTAGGAATGGCCGGCTGATGTATGTTTTATATTCTCTTCTGCTGTAATACCCCTCACTTCTGACAAAGCATTCGTGAAAGTAAAACCGCTCACCAAAAATCGTTTGAAGATGGGGAAAAGTATACTCAGCCAGCAACCTCTCTACAAACCGGAAACATCTCCAGCTCGAAATTCTTAGGGCATACTCCCGCAGCAGTTTCAGTTGTGGCGCGTATTCGCCACCATCCCTGTGCTGCTCAAAAAACTCCCATAAATCGATTTCTTTCCTTTCCACCAGAAAGGCAAACGCCCGCCCACTGTTCTTATGGCAACTTCTGAAATATTCTCCATAATCGGCTCCGGTTAGTTCTTGGTATCTGGAAAGCCACTGTTTCAAAGGGATCGCCTGCCTGGAATGCAGCATTTGCAAGGTAAACAACTCCATATAGTTATCCCGCTCCAGTTCCTTCGCGAGATCATCGTACTGAGGATCAAACACATCAAATCGGTACGGAAAATCTTTCTGTATCGTTTGATTCATCCATAACAGTGTTTTCGGCGCTGTGGGGTTCAAACCATATTGAACCGCTTCCCAGAGTCCCTGAAATCCTTCGTACTTGACCGTAAAGCTGTCATAGAACCGAAACAGCCAGCCAAGATACTCATAAAATTCTTCCGAAAGATCCTTTGGAGCATTCAGAAGCATCCGCCCACACGCCGCTGCGATTTTCTCGGCAGTGATGCTCTTGGAACTCAACCGATCCGGCAGCCTGTCCGCCCATACAGCGAGAGAGTTTGCCAAAATGATTTCATCGCAGCGATACCCTGCTTTAGTCAAAACCGAAAATTCGCGGCTGTCGGGCTTCACATTCATATACGGCAGTTTCATCAGCGTGCGCAGCACCAGGTCGGCTTTCCCGCGGTATTTCTTTGCCTGCTCTGCATAGAACCGGATGAACCATTCCAGCACACCAAAATCATATACCAGAGAAAGTGTTCGATTTTGTGTAAACAGGCGGCTCAGCTGGGTATGCATCGCCTCATAGCCGCGTTCCGTATCATCAAATAGCGACAGTACAAACAGGGCTTCTTCCGTTCTCATATACTCTCTTTCTGCCAGTTTCTCCAACAGGGCATGGCGCTGTGCCGCATCTGTTTCCAAAAGATGCAGAGCGCCCTGCAGGTACACATCTTCTCCGGCAGACCGTCGCAATTTCTGGAGGAATGCTCCACGCTGGTTACCCACAAACATATTGTCAGACTGGATCGCACAGGTATTTCCCAGCGCCAGGGCCAGAGCGCGGAACACCTGGACATCATCGCCCAGTTTTTCCTCAAACCGCTCCAACACCTCGCCAGGGTAACGCAAATGGTATGGTTCAAAATAGCCGGACACATCCGTTTCCACCTGCCATATCTGCATCGCCCTTGTTTGTCGGTAAGTCCTTCTCGCCGTATCGTCCTGAGAAGTCTGTACTACCAATTCGGCAAAGGAATGGTAAAGCTCCAAATCAATAGCCCTCTGATATACCCGGTAAACCGGTATCCTGTCGATATGCATTAAAATCCCTCCTACTTGAAATCTTCCATAAAAGATATGGGGAGAGAGCCCTGTTTCGGCTCTCTCCCCATTGATTAACTGACAGCACACCGATGGTATGCTATATTATCTTACTCAGCACCAGCCATACTGAAAAACTCCGCAGGCGACAGCACTGTAACGCCCAAATCCCTGGCCTTGGATAACTTGCTGCCGGCATTTTCGCCGCAGACCAGATAATCCGTCTTCTTGGACACCGAGCTGCCGGCATGGGCGCCCAGTGATTCGATCAGGTCATTGATTCCGTCCCGGGTGTAGGGTTCCACCTTGCCGGTAACTACGATAGTCTTTCCTACAAAGGGATTATCCTGCACCCTGTCTTCGCTGTGTTCTGCCACAGCAGGCTTTTGAATATTCATCATAGTCTGTAACTCCTCCCAAATACAGAAATTATCTTCTACACAGAACCAGTCGTGGATATTGTTATGCAATGTCTCCCCGAAATCCGGAAGCTGCCGAAAATCATAGCCTCCATAGACCGCATCCCGAAACTCATCCAAATCATAGTGGAACACACGACCCAATACCTTGCTGGCAGTGTTGCCGATCATAGGGATGTCCATAGAAATCAGATACCGTTCAAAGGTGGTATTCCGGCTCTGCTGGATAGCGTCCCAAAGGCGCTGCCAGGACTTTTCACCAAACCCATCCATGCGGACGATTTCAGCCCGGTAGCGGTCCAGACGGTAAATGTCCAGATAACTATGGATAAATCCCTGACCAATGAATTTTTCCAGTGTAGCCTCCGACAGCCCTTCAATGTCCATCGCCTTCTGGCTGACAAAATGAACGAACTTCTTCAGCCGGCGTGTTTCACAGTCAGGATTATCGCAGTACAGCGTCTTGATGATGCGATCCTCGCTCTTTTCGCCCTTTCCGCTTGATTCATGGATGCGGGTAGGCTGTCCGCAGCAGGGGCAAACATGGGGAATCGTATCCGCCATAGAGAAACCGCCTCTGTCCAAATTTTCCTCCACATGAGGGATGATCATATTTCGCTTGCTTACCAGAATCCGGTTTCCAGCCATCAGTTCCAGATCCTCAATAAAGGACAAGTTGTGCAGACTGGCCCGGCTGACCTCGCAGCCATCGATTTCCACCGGTGTAAACACAGCTACCGGAGCAATCTCTCCAGTTCTGCCCGGTGTCCATTCAATGTACTGCAGCAGGCTCTCATGCAGGTCATCTTCAAATTTATAGGCCAGACCGTCCTTATAGTGATGTCCGGTGTGGCCGCAGCTCTGGGCATAGGCGATGTCGTTAAACGAAACCACGATACCGTCAATGGGGATATCTTTGTCAGTGGCATATTGCCTCAGCTGATAAATACCGGCTTCCACATTTTCCAATGTCAGTTTCTGCTTTGTGACCAGATACTTGCAGGGCTGGAACCCCAGCGCACGCAATTCCCGCAGCTTATCTGATTTCCGGGTCAGGTGCGGAAAGCCCTCCAGCACACCAAACGGCATGAAAACCAGCCGACGCTCCTGGCATGTCTTGGCATCCATCAGACGGATGGAACCAGCAGCCAGATTGCGGCCGTTTTTATAGGGCTTACCGCTGCTGTCCTGCAGGCTGGTCTTCAGTTCCTCAAAATCACTGGGTCTGATAAAGCCCTCACCCGTCACAACCAGTCTCTCTTTGTAGGTAATGTGGGAAGGAATACCGCTGATGGCTCGGGTGTTATGGGTAATGATCTCCCCTTCGTCACCATCGCCACGGGTAGCCGCCTCCAGAAGTTCTCCATTCTCATAGGTCAGCTTTACAGTCAGGCCATCCAGTTTGAGCATCAGCATCACCTGCTGCTCACCCATGAAATTCAGAAGAACCATACTGCTCTTAGTCTTATCCAAAGACAACAGCGGGATCTCATGTCTGGTTTTCTCCAGTCTGCTTACCGCAGGATAGCCTACTGTCTGGGTTGGCGAATTTGCCATTTGGATTCCCGTTTCCTGTTCCAGCTCTTTCAACTCGTCAAAGAGTCTGTCATAGACCTCATCTGACACACTGGGCGCATTGCGGTTATAATACTCATCCCGATAACGGTTGAGCCGGTCATTCAATTCTCTCTGCTTTTCAAAAATATTCCGTTCCATTATGCTGCCTCCTTTTCAAGTACCCGGAAGGACATAACCAGTTCTTCTTCCGTATGCTTCTGTTCACTGTCGAAAACACTGCAAACACCGTCTGTAAACTGCCAGTGGGCGGCTCTGCCCCACCAAAGGATTGGGCCGCGGCCGCCGTTCCCTCTGTTGGCAGACGCATCTGGCTGATTCGCTACGGTACTATAAAAGCCCTGCGTGTTTACCAGCGTAATGTTCCGTATCTGTCCAATACATTCCGGCCGGCAGTGATCCAATATCTCCAACTGCGTCCCTTCCCGAAGTGTCCTGCGCAGCTGATTCAGGTTTTTGATCATGCGCTTTTCTCCTTTCCCCGCCCCACAGGGCAATCCTGCTGTGCGGTATGCAGCCCATTTCTGCCGGCTGCATACCTGCCAAAATTCAATTCATGGACAATACGCTGAATGGCGTCATCATCGTCCCACGCTGCGTGAAGCGTATTCCGCTCTGGTCCGGCTCCCACATGGACACATACCTTTTCACTGCCAACCTGCAGCAGCACATCCTGTCGCCTGGCGCAAACCACTGCCAGATTTCCAATTTGTTTCATGCTCTGCTCCTTCCTTGTTCATCAATAGCCGGACACCCAAAGGATGCCCGGCCATTCTCATTTGTCACGCTGCAGCAGCCAGCGCCGGAGACTGGATGCTATCCGTGTTCTCCATCAGATCTGCCATCAGCACATCCACCAAAAGTTTTCCTGCCAAATGGCCGGTATGGATGATGACCCGATCCTTCTTCAACTGGATAAACTCCTTCTCACGAAGGACACGGCTCTCTGCAGCCAGCGCCTTGTCGCTTTCTGTCAGCCTGGCGGTAACCACCCGCTGCCACTTCTGCAGGAACTCTGTTGCCTGCTCAATGTCCTTCTTCTGCCGGTCATATTCCGTCCGTTTCTGCCGCACTGTTCCATCCGGCTCCACTTCCAGCGTGTAATAGGCATGGAAAGGATCATCCGTTTTACGCAGAAACATCACAAAGCTTTCTCGCCGCTCAATCCGATCCCAGTAGCGGTCGCTGCTTCCTACACAGTGATGGAGCGCACGCCCCTCGGTAATAATATCCAGAATACCGCTTGGCACCACTACCATATAATCCGCATCGGCGTACTCATATTTCGTTTTGATTTCCTGACAGATGGCATTAACATGGGGGAATTTCTCCTCCATCTCCTCGGCCTGCAGTTCAATATCCTTCTCCTGGCATTTGAGCACCAGATCATCATGGCGCCGCCGCAGCTTTCTGGTGCGATATACGATCTCATCATAAACATCCATGTGCAGTTTCTTTGCCATGGAAAGATAATCCTCCCATGTACGCAGTACCTCATGGCTGTTTCGCCGGAAAGATGGCATCTGACGCCGCACATAGTTATAGACCTGCACCATGCTCATGCGGTCGGCAATGAACTGGACATCCCTGGGCTTAATATCCTGCTGATACATCCACAAAAGGACATTATCCGGGATTTCCCTGCCGGTGCCCTTTTCATATTGCAGCCACCGCAGCAGATCACAGCCTCCATTATGGAGCCGAAGGCGCTGAAACCTTCTGCTGTCAAGTCCCAAGGCTTTGATCAGGCTCCCTGTACTACGGTTTTTGATAAGTTCACTGACCGTTCCGCAGGAACTGAAACATTCTCTGGTAAGCTTCGGCAGGCTCGCCTTGCTGATCTGTTCCATTTGCGGTATCCGTTCGAGCACAGCCAGATATTTTTCCGGATCAACGCTTTTCTGCTTCCGAATCCAGTTGACCAGCCCTGTGCATCGAAGTTCCTTCTGTTCCAGAGTTGGCAGCGTTTTGCCATAGACCCGTCCATTATGCGAACCAGACCAGTTGTAAGAACAGGGGGATCCGGAAATCCAACGCATATTGCGCTGCTTATACAACCCCCAATAGTAGGTTCTTGGCTTCCTTTCCTTGTCATAAATCGTGCGCCGGATTTCCTGGCAATAAAGTCTGGAGTTTGGAAGGCTTTCTTTTCTGTATGTCCGGTCAGCCTGAAATTCACGAACTACAAAGCCAACTTTGCATCGCTGGATCAGGTAGGCAAAATGTTTTTCTGTCTGCATATACCCCGCTCGTCCATAGGCTTTGAATACCACCGAATGGCGGCAACAACTACAGCGGCCTTTTTGATTGTGATGTGGATGTACCTTGATCGGTACTTCCTTTTCGCAGTAGGTACAATAACCTGTTTTGGCGCCGCCCTTTTTGTAGTGGTAGTAAATGTAATTTTGCCGGATGGCAACCTTATCCACCCATCGACTCCAGTCCTTCGGAAGTTCCGGCACCTGTTCCATATCTTTATCCCATGGATCAGTTTCCCGCCGGTGCCGCTGTTCGAGCTGTTCATCGCGCACATCCCGCTGAAACTGCAGGATGGCCTCTACCGCTTTTTTATCAATGTTCAGATATGTCTGTATAGATGTCTCATCTTCCTCGCTGATCCAGTAGGCTTTGGTATACCAGTATTGCCGCTTCCAGTCCAGTCTGTCCAACTTGGATTCGCACCATTTCTGTATCAGGCTGTTATAGGTAATAAACTGCCGCTTTTCTTTATCCAGATACACTTCATAGGCCGGATTACTCCCATCCAAGCGAAGATGCTCTGGGAAAAAGAAAGCCACCTTCAATATTCCATCCTGTTTGATACATCTCAGATAGGTATAATACTCACAGACTTCCCGAACATATCCGTAGTCAGTTTTTTCCTTTCTTGGCAGGTCTGAAGTCGCGATTTTCTTCATTTCATCCGTCGCTGTCAGCTTGGGAAGTGCCATCAGGGCTCTTTTTTTCATCTCAATTCACCATCCTCTTTGTCAAATCTACGCCATACCACACATCAGGCAGTAATGTAACGCCGTCAATCCGGCCCACTGCAACCTGTACGATACTTTCCGAATCCGGAGCTTCCTTCGCAAAAGCAAGGATGTCTCCCAGTCTTCCGGTAGCAACGGGGTCTTTGCCCCGTACCACCGCATAACCGCAGTTCGCCATTGCCCGGTTGGCTGCCACATGGGAGCTCCACACCCTGCGCGGATGATCTACCATGTATGCCAAACCATGTAAAAACAACTCCTCTTTGGTTAGCCGCTTAATCACAGTCAGCTCCGTACAGGCGATTTTGGAGTCATGCTCATCTTCATCGATGTCGCCGCCGGCGTTGACGATATAATATTCCGAATGCTCCAGGCTGGAATAATAACTAAGGCAGTCAAGCGGGTCCTCCGCGCAGTGAAATCCATTTTCCCTGCAATTTGCTTTTTCAGTCGTATTGAGCCCCATCACAAACTGATAGCCACGGCATATCAGCCCGGGGCGAAAGCCCTTATAAGCAATCATTCTGCATTTTTCCTCCTTTGCCGGTTCAGCCTGCCTTTGCCATACCAAAATCCAGCAGCGACATCTGCCCATCCTGAGAAGGCTTTTTTTCCTCCTGCTTGGGTGCCGACTTGGGTTCCGTCTTTTTCTTCTCTGCCGCCTTCTTGGGTTTGTTCTTTGCAGAGGACTTCCCAGCATACGGCTTGGGAACAAACTTTTCCTCATCCTCATGGTCTTCCTTGGCATCAGGGTCACGGAAATAATCTTCCGCCCACTGATAGCACAGATCATCCGGCACATCGCAGCCATACGCCTGCTGTCCGGGACCAGGGCGGGTTCCGCTTGCTTTTAGTTCATCCTGTACATAATCCCAGGCTTTCCGGTTGATGTACTGGAAACAGCGAATCATGTTCTTTTTCGGATGCATTGTCAGACGGGCAAACGCCGTATCTTCCATACAGAGCATCTGAATATGCTCGGACACACACTCCTTCATATTGCGCCGCGTCAGTTTTTCCACATCAGTACTTACCCGCTGGGTAGAGGCCGCGATTACTTCTTCATCACTCATCGCTTCCAGACGGGCGATCTGCTCCTGCTCTGCGGCTTTCTTCGCCTGCTGTTTGGCGTCAAATTCCGCTTTGCGCTGGGCTTCAGCCGCCTCATGCTCCGCACGCTTTTTTTCTTCATCTTCTGCGGCGGGCGGTTGTGCCGAATTCCCCTCCTCAGCAGACTTCTCTTCCCCAGCAGGCGCTACTTCATCCGTAGGTTCCTCCTCTGCATCAGCCAAAGCAGTCTCACCGGCACAAACCGAAGCCGCCGATACTGGGACAGTGTCTGTACCTACAGGCGGCACAGGCAAAGATTCCATCTCCTCCAGCTCAAAGGCTTCATCATCCTCAAAGGCTGCAGACGAATCGAACATACCGTTTTGCTGCTCCATTGCTATTTCTGAAAAAACACCCATTGTAAAATCTCCTTTCGCAAAAAAGGCATGGAGCAGGCCGTTATGATCCTTTCCATGCCATTGTGTGTTGCTCACAGCACATATAAAAGTGTGCTGAAGCTGTCAAAACAGTAGCAGACCACGCCAGTATACTGCCTTGACCATTCCTTGATTTTGTCCTGCACCTCCTGCGCAACCTTTTGATTGCTCATATTCCATGGCGGAGGTACCGTTACGGTAAAGTAGCCATTCTCCAGACAACTTCTGACATCTGCCGGAAGGCCGGAACACTGCTCATACAGTGCTGCGATCTGACTTTTCTTCTTTTCTGCAATACGCATCTGACCCCTATCCCTTCATTCCTGTTTTTGAGCAGGCTCCGGAAGTCTTTTACACAAGAATGGGGAGAAGCGTACCGGTGCAAAATCCCGGCAGTCATTCACATAGAAGTATGTGCGTTTGCCTTGGCAGTCCAGTTCCACCACATCAGATGGAGCCAACGGACGACCTCTGTAATCTTCCGGCAAATGTTCATTGTAGTCCAGGAACAGACGCCCCAGCACTTCCATGTCATTCTGACCCTTTGGGCAACAGACCTCTGCGCTCCATACCGTCTGATAGGCGGCGGCAGGCGGCTGTTCATATCCAGCCTTACGCAGTGCATCCAGTTGCTTGAACGCGAAAGGTACCGTCTGTGTCTCACCCAGGCAAAGCTGGTAAATGCAAAATCTCCGGAAAACTCTCTGGCTGTCCAGAATATCCTTCAGCGCCTGATTGCCTTGAGCAAGAAATATCTGATACTCTTCCTTTGTCAGCCCCAGATACTCTGTCAGGTCCAAATCTTTCTCCGCTCTGGTGTGCCAAAGCTCGACGCAGCCATCTATATAGGTAAAATCACACTTACCGCACAGATATTGCTGCTTAAAATTCATTCTCTGCACCTCCTTTTCCTTCTGTTCTTTCTCCCGAAGGGCAAGCTGCCAATCATCAAACCCTTTATAATTCGGATTCCAGGTCAGCCGACGACATGCCATTCCATTTTTTCGGGCCATCAGATAGATCTTAGATGCCCCATTAGAGGTCATTTGGTTACTGTACTTATCCATATCATGAGCCTCAATGATCTCCTCAGTGCCATTCTGTGCCAACAGTGCAAACAGCGTATCCAACTGGCTGGTGTTGTTTGCACCGGCAATCGCCACAAAAGTCCGGTTTGTCAGGCAGTGTGAGATGTCTGCTTTCAGCAGTCCTTCAATGACATAGACCACCCGGGCAGATGGATCTCCTATAAAATGTACCGGACTCCCGGATGTAACACCCATATTTTTGGACGAGGACGAAAACCAGATGTATTTGGCTCCTGCCTTATCCGGCGGATCATCTTTTTGCTTGAGCGGAATATCCAAAAGGATCTGCAGGCCGTGTATCATACCGTCGTATCCCACAGCCGGAATCAAAATCCCTGCGTTTTTTCGGTAGAAGTTCATGGTCCAGCGCCCGCTGTCATCCAGATAAAAGCCGGGCACTCCCTCCACCTTGCATCCCTGTTTCATCAGCCGCTCGGTAATGGAGCGGCAAAGGAATGGGGGTGGAGTGCTCTTGAACCCGATCCTATCAATCTGTTCATCCGACAGTCCCCGTTTTGGGGAGTGCAGATGGTTGCGGTGGGCAGGCTGAAGAGGCAGCATAGCGAGCAGCAGCGAAAGCGTTTGATGGATTTTCTGTCCGCTGGCCCGTTCTGCTTGCTGCACTGTTTTTAGTTCGCCCCTCCTCTCATATCCGGCAAGGTCGGTCTGAGTCCCCGAAACCGGGGACCCAGTACCAGCCTGCTGGTTTCCTGCCATCTCATATCCAGAGTTCGGCCGTTCCCTGTGAAAATCGTTGCACAGGGCTTCTCCTATCTCCCAATACGCATCGGATGTAGTCGTATTGTTTAGCCGCGCATAAAGCGCAAGCATACCGCCATGCTCATCACAATAATTGCACCGCCAGACATTTTTGACGAAATTCACATTCATCTTGCCGCGGCGGTCACCACAAAACGGGCAATCCACATATACACTGTTTGCCTGTCGGCGTCTGATTCGCAGATGTAGAAGTTCCACTACATCCATAATACCGAACGGAAAATCTCCTGGATATGAGTCCATCTGTTCTCCCTCCCTTCTTGGCCCCATAGATGGGGCTGCTTATCATCCGGCTTTCTGTGCGGCCATACCATCGAGCATGATCTGCGCCGCAGCACGAACGATATTGTTGGTACTCTTGTTACCAGGGGTGAGATAGAATTTCAGACTCACCGGACGCTCCTTGGCAACTGTTGCCATGGTTTTTCCTTTGCTCAGACCGCTATCCACCACCACATTCTGCGCTTCTTCAAAGGTCATTACCTTCAAGATATCTTCTACCGGAGTGCTCTCCGTATAAGAAGGCGCCAGGGGCTGATTAGGTGCTTCCTGCTGAACAACAGGCGCCACAGGCAGTTCTTCCGGTTCATCCGATTGGAATACGGGTGCGGCCGGCTGCTCAGACACATCATCCTGTTTTGGACTGCTATCCAATGTAACCTCACGGTTGGGTACCGGCAGCTCCATATTGGGAGCATTCTCCTCTACCTTGCCGACAGGCAGCGTATCCATATTCTCCTTCTCTTCTGCAGCCATCTGCTGGACAGTGGGCTGTACCGGAGAAACCGGGGGCTGTTCATTCTGAACCGGCTTTGCCGCAGGTTTCTGGATAGAGGTCGGACGCGCAGGCGCATTACGGCGCTCTACGACGCTCTGAGGCGCTCTTTCCAGTCGGGCATGAACTTCCCCGCCAGATTGCCGCAACGCCGCTCCAGAGGCTTCTACGGGCCTCTGTGCCGCATCCGGCATTGGCTGCTGGATAGGAGCCGCCCCGGAAAGCGGAATACTACTTCCAAACACCTTGCCCGTACTGTCAACAGCAACATCGGCAAACTGCAAACCGAAACCGGCATCCGACAGCGCAGCACTCAATGCCTCATCCTGGGCAGCCTGCACATAATCGGTACCTTCTTCCGCACTGTGCTGCGAGATGTAACTGCTGATAGGCTCTGCATCACTGCGGTCCAGATAAACTCTGGCCTCCATAATCGCAAGCTGTTCCGTGATCCTCAGGGTAGTCAGTTTCATGCGGCCCTGGGGGTGGCGCAGACGGAACCACAGTTTCTGATAGGGCAACTCCAACTGCAGCATTTCCTCATTGGTCTTTCTGGACACCTTATGGCGCAGAAATTTGAGCGGATCAAAGCCAGGTACCTTGTTCAGTTCTGCCACTGCCGGAATTGTTTTGTACATCATAGGCATCGGATTACTTTTTTCATTCATGTTGGAAACTCCTTTCTGACATAAAAATAGGAGACGCCAAGTGCCATTTCTGCACCTGACCTCTCTTTTTTAACTTGCGTTCTTTAATTGCTCTTCCAACGCAGCCGGAATGGGGATGCCGGCTTTCTTTGCGTAGGCTTTGAAATACATCTGGATGCGCATACCCAGTAGCGTATTTCGCTTGCCGATCTCATTACGATGGATTGCCATAAACAATACCTGTTTCTGCCCAATCAGCACCACCCGCTTTTTGGCACGCGTGATTCCGGTGTAGAGCAGATTACGGTACATCATGATGGTGTGCGCTTTGAGCAGCGGCATAATGACGGTCTCATACTCAGAGCCCATAGCCTTGTGGATTGTAGTGGCATACGCCAGATCCACATTGCTCAAATCATCTACGCCGTATTCCAGTGTTCTGCCAGCGCCAAAATCCATGCCGATTTTTTTACCCTGGTCAGTGTCCTTAATATACCGGATGAAGCCCAGATCTCCATTAGAGACCTTTTCTGTGTTCTTGGTCTGCATGATGCGGTCATTGACCCGGAAGATCCTGGGGCCAAACTTGATTTCTTCCTCCGCAGAGCGGAATGGGTTGACCAATTCACGAATGGTTTCATTCAGCTGTTCCGACGACGCGGCGCCTTCTGAACGGAAAGGTGAAAGAATCTGCACATTCTCAATGCCACTCTCCTGTATCTCCAAACAATACCGTTCTGTAATCTTTTCAGCGGTGTCTTCCTGACTATCACCAGACACGAAAACAAAATCCGGTCCATAAAACAGTTTGGTATTGCCCTCGTTGATAAATTTGGCGTTATAGGCAATCAGACTGTCCTTCGACTGACGGAAAATCTGATCCAGCACCGTTACCGGGACGATTTGGGTCTCGATGATCTCACGGAAAACATTTCCGGCTCCTACGCTGGGAAGCTGATCTGGGTCGCCTACCAGCACGATTCTGGCATTTGCCTTCATGCGCTCAAAGAATTTCTCGGCAAGCCACATATCCACCATGGAAAACTCATCCACAATGATTAAATCGGCCGACAGTGGCTCTGACTTTCTGTTCCGGCTACCCTCATCCTCTTCACTGGTCAGTCCCAGACCACTGTGTAATGTCCGGGCATCCTCAAAGCCGGTGCTCTCCGACATCCTGCGGCTTGCCCGACCGGTAGGCGCCATAAGAGCAATTTTGCCATCAGGGTGCAGCCGCCGGTAAACCTCAAGTATCGTCCGCAGCACTGTTGTTTTACCAGTACCAGGAGAACCCGTAATCACTGACAAGCCATGCCTAAATGCTGCATAGACCGCAGCCTCCTGCTGTGCAGACAGGCGCAGCCCCATTTCAACCTTGACCTGTTCCAGCACCGGCGCAATATGCTCTACTGGCATCTGGGCGACCAGACGCTGGGCGATCCGGCGCGCCGTTTCGTCCTCTTGGGCAAACACTCTGGGAAGATAGATATTATCCTTCACAGAAACGATTGCTCCATTCAGGATCATTTCCTGCATCATATCCCTGACTTCCTGCTGATGCAGGCGAAGCTCCGGTACAGGTATCTTCTCATTGAGCAGCTTCAGCGCTGATTTCTCCAGTTCTTCAGAACTGATGTACAGATGGCCTCGTTTACTCTTGCCTTCATCTAACGCACAAAAGACAGCCCCTTTGATACGCATAGGGTCATGGAGATCACCCCCGCTCTTTTGTACGATTGCATCTACCCGCCGAAATCCAAAGCCGGAGATCTGGCAAAGCTCAAATGGGCTCTTTTCCAAAATCTCTACGCTGGTTGGGCCGAAATATTGATATATTTTCAATGCTGTCTTGGGAGTAATCTTAAATGGCGCCAGCAAAGTCATAATTCCTTGGAGCATACGGTTTTCTGCATAAGAGGCTCTGATGTCCTCCAATTTATTTTCCGTAATACCCCGGATCTCCAACAGCCGCTCCGGCTGGTGTTCCAGAATATCCAGTGTGGCCACACCGAACCGCTCCACAATGTCTGCGGCAGTTTTAGGACCAATCCCTTTGATAAGCCCGGAGGCAAGATAGCCCTCTACGCCGTTTTTTGTTCTGGGCACAATTTCACGCCACTGCTCCACCTGGAGTTGGACACCATACTTGCCCTTTGTCCATTCACCATCCAGTTCCAGCTCTACCGCATCTGTCCGTGGAATCTCATACCCCACAGCTGTAAAGCGGATCAAATGGTCTTTGTACCGTCTGTTTGACCTGGCCTCGGCAGGCACGCTCTGGTCTGCGGTCTTTACACTGACGATACAAAACTTATTGGCAGGATTATAAAAAATCGTCCCGTCGTAGGTTCCAATACAATTCATCCTTTTTTCACCTCACTAAGCGGCCTCCATAATTGAGGCTCTAACGCTGAACCGTCTGGATTCGGATACTGTAACAAACTGCTCGTAAATATCCGGATGCTCCAGTTTCAACCGAAGCAGGTTATCCTTGTCGATGATGGACTTGCGAACAGGGGTATAGGTAACCGTATAGTTCACGCCCTCCTGCTCACAGATCGCAGTACAGCTGGTACCCATTTCCGCAATCAACAGGGCCTTCAGACGCTGAATATCCTTGTCGATTTCTTTGGAGTACACCTCTGCATTTTTCTTTTCATCCAGAAGACGCAAATACTGCATGAGTTTTGCAGTCATATCCAGGTCGAGTGCAACGGCCGGAGCATTTTTATCTGCCGGACCAAAGTGTTTGCGTGCGCTCTCAATGATCAAGGCCCCACTTTCTGTATAGGGCGGCGGCACATGGCGCTGCACATGGTTTTCCCAGAAATACTGCTCCAAAAAGACCATCTCAGCCTCGTACTCGAAATCACGTTTGACCTCCCGGATAATAACTTCTTCCTCGTTGTTACCATACAGGCAGCAAAAGAAACATCGGTCAAGATCCGTTACCGCCATATAATGACGCCCCTGAGATTCATAGTAGACTGGAACCGTCTCCTTCCCATTCATCCACCAGTTATCTCTGGCATTATAGTTTGTGGTCTTGATCTCAAGGATTGCTGTGGTGCCATCCGGCAGTTCCACAAAGTAGTCCACATCAGCCAGCATCCAAGGATACTGTGGGTGCTGGAACATCTTTTTGATCTGGTAGACCCGATATCCAGTTTTCCGCTCGAATATCTTTGCTACCAGAGGCTCCAGCAAATGCCCCATTTCCATGGCAACCCAGTTGCCCTCATCATCTTCCACTGACGCTATGTTCAGTTTGTCGTAGTACAGATCCCTGGCTGTCCGGAATGGAGAAGTGCCAAAAATCGCCGATACATCGCTGCCGCCGATTCCACGGCGCCGGTAATCCAGCCAGTCTTCTTCTGAAAGATCTGCCGTTTCTACCAGCACCAGCGGTTCATACCGCTTTCGTTCAGCACTATTGCTGCCAGACATATCAAATCCCCCTTCGTGATCTTCGGGGCAAAATAACCGCCCTCGTCATTGGTGCAACATTTCGTAGCCGGAGCGAAGATACTGCCTGTCTCTTCATCTTCCAGTCCGTGGAGTGTGCCGACTTGACCCGCCGACCATTCTGCTTTCTTTTCTGCTTCACATTCATGTACATGACCTGCCTTTCTCAGTTTTGATTTATCCTTAAAGCCCTTTCAGGCTTACAGGCAATAAAAAAGCGAGAATGACAGACGGCATAAAGCCTGGTGTCCATAGTTGCCTATGAACCGGTGTCATTCTCGCAATGGTGGGTAAATCCCGTAAAATAAAAAAGCCAGTAATATACCGGCCTGAAAAGGCGCAGTGATACTACTGACACAAGTACAAACTTAACAGCGTGTGCAATGCAGTCATTACTCCGCAACACAAGCCCTAAAGCCTGTGTACCCTGACGGGCAACGCACAAAAATCAATTACATTGCAATTTTAACACAATATATAGTGTTTGTCAATTCCAACATTCTATATATTGATTTTTGGATTTTCTTTAAATTTTCTTTCCTCTTTGCAGAAGTTCTTTCTTCCCAGCCTATTTATAGGATGTATCGGATCATTTGGTAATACCGGATGATCCCTACGCTCTTTTAGTACCTTGACAAGTTCATAACCTCTATGGGGAGTTATACAGGAATTCTGGACAGTGTGCGATGACCACAGAAGCGCGCCCATAATCGAAATGCTGCACAGCAGCAGCCTGAAATACACGGCAGAACCGTTCTGGCGTAGGAAATGGCCCCATTAGAGTTCTTTTGTTTTTCAATACCTCCTGACCTCAAGACCGTTTTCATTGTTTTTGTTGAAAACCTTCTTCTACAAATCGTAAGGGATCATTGTAATCGAAAAAAGGAGGACGATTATGGAGAAAAGAAAACCGAATGACCTACCGCCGGAGCAGTGCTTGGCTGTTGATACCGATACCCTTTGCAAACTGTTGTGCTGTGGAAGACACACTGCGGTACAGATTGGGGATCTTGCCAATGCACGCATTACCATGAACACCCGTGTCCTATGGAGTGTCCAGCGTATCAAAGAATATCTTTATGATATTTCCGGCTAAATAACCATGCCAGTAAGGCGCACTACACTTTTATAATCAGGAGGTACCAGTAATGGCAAAAGTGAGAAAAGACAACAAAGGACGAAATCTTCGGCCCGGAGAAACACAACGGGCAGATGGCAGCTATATGTATGTCTACAAATTAGGCACTAAAAAGAAATATCTTTACGACTCCGATCTCGCAAGTCTTCGTGTCAAAGAAAAGCAGATCAACAAAGATAAGGATGATGGCATCCGTACTCAGGAAGCCATGAAGCTTACCCTGAATGATATGTTCAAGGTCTACATGAATAACAACATCAAACTGAAGCCCTCCACCAGAGCAAATTATCTTTACCTGTGGGACTTCTATGTGAAAGAAGAGCCTTTCGCTAACATGCCTCTGCCACAAATCCACAGAAGTGATATTCTCGCGTTTTATACCAAACTGCTGAAACACGGTTTTGCTATCAACTCACTGGAGAGCATCAACACCATTGTTCACCCTACGCTTGAAATGGCCGTGGACGACGATTACATCCGCAAAAATCCCAGCAAGGGCATTTACCGCAAGCTCAAGACGGACGGCAGCGCTCCAAAGCCTAAACGGCGGATCGCACTCACTAAAACGCAACAGCAGAATTTCCTGCGTTTTATTGCCAAGTCCCCTACATACAGCCATTGGCTCCCCATCATGACTGTGCTCCTTGGAACAGGAATGCGTGTAGCAGAATGTACCGGCATTACCAAAAGCGATATTAACTTGAGCGAAAACACAATCTCGGTCAACCACAACTTAATCTACCGGGTCATTGACGGAAAAGCCGGATTTCACATTACCACTCCCAAAACTGAGAGCGGTACACGAATTATCCCTATCCTCTATCCAGAGGTGGCCGAGCAGCTTCGCCTCCAGATTGAAACCATCGACGCATTGTATCCAGACGATCAACTGGTGTTAGGAGGAGTTCACGGTTTTGTTTTCCGCAACCGAACCGGCTCATTCATGAGCGCCCACAATATCAATCGGGCGATTGAGAGAATCAGCGTAACTTACAACATGGAGGAAATGGATCAGGCTGAACTGGAAGACCGTGAACCGGATCTGCTCCCTCATTTTAGTGTTCACAACTTGCGGCACACCTTCTGTACCCGGCTCTGCGAAAGCACCAACGATGTTAAATTCATTCAGCAAGTCATGGGGCATGCCGATTTCTCTACTACAATGGACATCTACACCCATATCACACAAGAGAATATGCAGGAGAAGGCAAAAAACATTAGTGTGAACATGAAGCTGATGTAAAAAGAAAGGCGAATCTGCATTTTATAAGCAGATCCGCCTTTCATATTGCTTCATCCGGTTTCGTAGGGTCTCGCGCAAAAGTTGTAGAAAAGTTGTAGTAACGCGATTTTTTGTAGTAAATGACCTCTTTAGTACAGCTTTGCTCCTGCCGGAATACTGTCATCCAGCATCAAAAGATTTAAGCCTTCCCGTCCGTCATACTCGTACACTGCGGAAATCAGCATACCCTCGGAATCAATACCCATCATCTTTCTCGGCGGCAGGTTTGTGATTGCCACACAGGTCTTACCAACCAGCTCTTCCGGCTCGTAATACTCGTGAATACCGCTTAAAATGGTGCGTTTCCGGTCTGTTCCGTCATTCAGTGTGAATTTCAGGAGCTTCTTGGACTTCGGCACTGCCTCACAGGCTTCGATCTTAACCACTCTGAAATCAGACTTGCTGAATGTCTCAAAGTCTACATCATCTGCAAACAAAGGCTCGATTTTCACCTTGGAAAGATCAATCTGTACGCTTGGCGCGGACACGGTTGCAGCCTCTGCAGAACCATTTACCGCTGCTTTTTCGGCTTTGTTTTCAGCCCGCTTTGGTTCCAGGGTCTTCATTGTCGGGAACAATTCACGGTATGCTCTATCTTGTCTTATTATGCTTTATTATCTCACATTTCGCATGAAATCCAAAACTTTTTTACCCATTTTGCTTTTATCTTATTTTATCTTGTGATAGTCAAATGTGGTAAAATTTGTGGTAACACCTTAAAACCTCAGATAGGCTTCGTGGTTTGTGCATATCATATATATTATACACACCAATACCACCCATGTCAAATAGAGACTATTAGCAAAAAAAAGAGGGGTACAGAAATGTACCCCTCTTCATTCATACAAGGAACCCACCGTTTTCCTCATGGTCTTGGTATACCCGCTTAATGTTGGCAATAGCCATGACCGCTCGGTTGTTCTTATATCCGGGGTGTGTTTCACAGAATCTCTCATACTCGTCGATGTCAAGGAGCATATCATTAAAACACTCATGTGTAAAGTCCTCGCCCCTCATAAGCTCAATGTTGAACCGCAGAATACGCTGGCGGTGCATACTCGCATCTCGCTCATCATCGTCCTGAATATGTTTTTCGAGTTTGTCCTGTGTCTCACGTTGTTCCTTTTTGATGTCGGCGATCTCATTCAACACCTCACCGTTGATTGCCCTGCCAATCTTCTTTGCCAACCCCGACCAAGGATTTACCTTGATCGGGGCGACCTGAACAAAGGTCATAAGCAAAAGGAGCGTTCCGCCGCTCCATCCCAAGATCTCTCCCATATTCATGTCATGTCCCTCCAAAGTGCTTATCGCGCCGTATTGGAGGTACCGTTGACAATCTTGCTCATATCGCACAGACTGTCAATCAGATCGGAAATCTTGTCCATATCGAGATCATAATTTACAGTATCGGCAGAAGCCTTAACCATAGCCATGACCCACTCCTTCCGGTCTGCACCCTTCTCGAACATCGTTTCGGCGCGTTCCATGTAACTGGTAACGAGCTTAACAACTTCCGGCCAGTTTTTGTCCTGGATCGTTTTCCGCACATACTTCACCAGCTGGATTGCCAGCGGGATAGTTGCGGCAAGACCAGACAACACCGATACAATCAGTCGTACCCATTCAGAATCCATAGTACTCTATCCTCCTTTTTTCATATTGCAGGGCTTTCTTTGCTGCCCTCTATGCCGTCCTCACAAAAATTGTGTGCTTTAGCAGTTGCGAATTTAATTCCTTCTCCATCAGCACCAGAGTTTTCTACCTCGCTCTTGTGTACAATTTTACTGAGCACAATACTGCAGGCAGTTCCTATCGGGGCAAAAGCTGCCGTGTAGCAAGCCAGTGCCCCAGTATACCCATATACGATACTCAGTCGAGCAAGGTAAAAGCCGCCGGCCAGTCCAGCGGCAAGGAAAATCATGATACATACAGCAAGCCAGTTAGTAAACCCAAGGCGTGGCCTCTTCGATTGCGGCTTGCTTTTCTTCTTACCACGCTCGATCGAGATGGTCATTTTACGCCTTGCCCATCATCTGAGTCCAACGATAAAGAACGGTGACGAACTGCTCGCGGGTCAAAATGTCGCCCCACATACAATTCGGCTCGCCGCTGACGGTCGTACCATTACCGGCGATCAGGCCATTCTTCGTTGCCCACTCGCGTGCTTCTGCGCTGTATGCGCTTGCGTCATTGTCCTGGAGTTCCTTACGCATTTCGCCCCAGAGTTCTTTGAAACGTGTTACATCCATGTCATCATCCTCCGTTTCGCCATTGAGAATTTCCTGAACTTCCTTCCGCAGAGCATCCATGCTCTTGCCATGCTTCGGCCACCACTGCCCCACGTCGCCATGGTTAGAGCCGTAGCCGGCACGATATGACTCTGCATGATCGCTGATCCCAGAAATCGGATATCCGAACTTCTTGACCATATAGACATTCCATGCCACGACCATTTTCCACATCCGGTCGAAATAGCCCTGGTTTTTCGCCACGTCGTATCCGACCATCGTGCCGCCAGCATAGGTGTGGCCTGCGGGTTCGCAAATCTCCCACTGCACCTTCGTGTTATTCCACGAACCCTTACTGCCGGAACCGCATCCCCACGGGCGACCATTCCATTGCAAAGCGAGAATAATTCGTCCTTCGCCCTTATGGAAGTCACCAAGGAGAGCATTAACACCCCAGCCCGCACTGGACTTGTTCATCGTGTTGAAAAACACATCGACAGAAGGTTGGGCGCAGCCAACAGAATGGTTTACGCAGCCAGCAGGCTTGATCGTTCTTCCGCTGGTATAAGCTCCGTTATCCGTCGCAGGGCGGATCTCCAGATGGCTTTCAACGTACTGGATACATTCTTGAACTGTCATCACTTCAAACCACCTCCACGTATTCTCTGCCCCAGTAAGGCTCGCCGCCGTCCTCTGATGTCTTCAGCACAGCATACCAAGCCTTACCGCCGTCTTTACGGAAACGCGGATCGAGTGTCTTAGAGCAGAACCCGAAGCCACCCTCATCCTCTGCCCCGTCACCCCGACACATTTCACGATTACATTCCGTGTTTTTTCTGGGATCACACTCATAGAACAGGACTTTCTCTCCTGTTGAGCCGTCCACCAGGTACCCACCACGGGATACAATGTTGTTGATATCGACCATTGAAGTTCACCTCTTTATTTCCGAACGGTCAGATATTTTCGTTACTAACCGTAGATACTTTTCATGCCGGCGACCCCATGATTTGAGCAAGACGGTAGAGCACCGTCACGAACTGTTCACGGGTAACAAGGTCTTGCCACATATAGTTGGGTTCACCATTGATGACAGTCCCGTTGCCGGTAATCAAACCCATATCCAACGCCCACTGCCGCGCCTCAGCGCTCCACTGGCCGCAGTCGTTGTCCTGCAGTTCAGCTCTCATTTCCTGAAAGAGTTTTCTGAACTGTTCCAAATCAGAATCGGACGCAGGAGCAGTCTGTGAGGCAAACTGGTCATAGTACCGCTGCCCATACTCAGCACGCTTCTTCTGAACATCCTTACTCTGGTTTGCCGGCTTCTCAAAGTTCAGCAGCACGGCATTGGAAGCCTCCAATACAGAGGTTGCCGCCCGCAGCACCGCCAGCACGCCGGGGTAGCTCTCGAACAGCTCTTCCCAAAGAAAATCCAGCTGCATAATGAGATCTCCGATAGATTTTCCAGACGCCTTAGCAAAATCCAGCAGGGCTTGCTTCCGAGTCCAAAACGTCCACTGAGCAAGGCCAAAACCAGCCTTGTCCTGCACGAAATTTGTGTAGGTACCGTTATCCACAGCAGCTACATAAGCATTGTCATTCATGCCAAGGACGTTTTCATAACTGTTCTGCAAATTCCGAGGATTAAGGCCACTTTCGGCAAACAAGTTGCCCATCAACCCAGCGATCCCATACTCATTCAATCCCTTCTTTTGAAGGTAGTCATGAATTGTCAGTTCGTTCATCTCGCACCTCCTTACAGATCAGAAAGCGCGGCTTGCTTCTGCCCGACGATTTCACCGTTCATGCAATACTTGCCGATTTCGTCCTCATCGTCGATATCCTTGTAGATATCCACCATTTCCAAGCTCTCCCATCCAATGATGGTCTTGATCACAGAATCGGGCAGGTTTGCCTTGGCAAGTGAAGTCGTAAAGAAGTGCCGGAGACTATGCCAATACACAGGGATACCCAGAATATTGGAGAAGGTCTCCGCCCAGCTGTTCAGTGTAGAGATAGGCACCGTCTTCGTAGGATCGTCCCTGTCAGGGAACAGCCACTCACTTTCGATACCCAGATCTGCCCGCTTCGCCATCCACGCATCGAAGTAGGGCTTGAAAGGCTTTGCCAGCACATAGCAGGTAAGCATTTTTCCATTGACGCCCTTGCCCTTCGTTCTGACTTTCTCAGGCGTTTTGTAAAACGTGCCATAGATGATGTTCTCGTCGTCGAAGTACGACACTTTGAATCGCGTCAGCTCAGACTTGCGCCGTCCAGAATACCGCGCCAAAGCGAAGCAGCAGGCTTTCTCGTACTGCCCGCGCTCCATCAGATAGTCCAAGAGTTGATCGGCCTGTTCGTCGGTCAGCACCGTCTTCTCTCTGGTCGGCTCATTTACCGGGTTCTCGATCTTGCGGACGATTGACCGGAAGTTGGGAAGCTCGTCATCCAAGATTGCTTCGATGTAGTTGCTCAAAGATGACAACGTACTCTTCAGCCGGCGCACACGGGCGGGAGAGTTCTCGTTGTTCCGCAACAGCCAGTTTTGGTACGAGATGATGTCACGCTTGCTAATCTCCGGGAAATACTTATTGTCCGCATTTTGGAGTACCCACACGAAGAAAATATACAAATCGCTCGTATATGCCTTAACGGTGGAATCCGCCTTGCCGATACTCCGCAGGTATTCCAGAAAATCGTTCATCAGCCGAATGTTCTTCGGGTTGATCTGGGCGATCAATTCCGGGCTGGTGATCTTGTTTTGTCTCGTCTTCCGTCCCATAACTCTCACCTCCTTTTTCGTATGAAGAAAGAGCCGCACCTTTTTTAGGTACGGCTCTTAAAAAATGGTTAGCAAATAGCTGTTTTATTCTGTTATGTGTAGCGGGGCTTCTCTCCACCCTCTACCGCATACCTCATCCAGTCCAGTATGACAATACCCACAACGGATAGGACGAGCCACAGCAAAGTAAACTGCGGGCAGATTTGTCCCAGGATGTTCCCGGCCAAGTGCGAGTAATCCCACACGCCCAACCCAAGCCACACATTCAGAATGAGTCCGGCAACAAACTCTACCGCCGTAATCGCAACGGCACAGATGCACGCCTGTCCTACCAGCGGCGTTCCCCAGGGAAGCTCTGCTCCGAAGCGTTCCAGCGGTATAGCCAGAATGATAGCCAGCGCGAACATCGTCCAGCTAATCGTTTCTGGCCTACCCTGAGAACTCTTCCAAATGACTTCCCCAAAGAAGTACACTCCGCCAACCCAGAACCAAAGCAGGACAGAAAGCACCCACTTTCCAATCTGTCTTCGTTCCATATTTTAATCCTCTCTCAAATCTCCGACGACCGCTTTCAACCGGTTCTGTTCCCACAGCGTCTCTTCCTCTTTGACCTCAGCACCAAACTGTGCCAGTGCGTAAGCCTGAGCCTTAATAATCTCTGCTTGCCGAATACAGATATCGGTCAGCTCTGTGATCAGCTCAATGCTACTCATGCGTTACCGCCCAGTCTTTGCATGATTGCTCCCATCTGAGACTGAGCCACCGCCAACTTCTCAGCCAAAGCGGTTGCGTAAGGCTCGGGCAGATTCATACCATACTGCACAGCGGCAATCTCATCGCTCCCCGTCATGGTATTGACATACGCCTTGAGGGAGTTGTGATAGGCGGTCTGAGTGGTAATCAACGTCTGAGCGGCAATGTAGATCTGAGCAATCTCTGTAGCAGAGTACACCGTACAACTTCCATCGTCGGCCTGATAGGGGAACTCAGTACCACCCAGCTCAACCACGCGGAAAAGGTTGGAGATATTACTCTGATCCTCAATGCTCAGATTGAAATGAGCAGTCCCCTCGTTCAATTCCAGATCAACGCCGGCAACGATCGTCGCATTACAAGCGGCTGAAATTTCTCTCAGTTTTGCAGCTCTCATCACTTCCAAAGCACTGTCTTCTCCGATGATGTCAACGGCATCTTCGAGCGTAATCCACTTTTTTGCAACGGCTTTCAAAAGCCCGTCAGCAGAAATAGCAGGAGCAAGACCGCGCTTCCCGTTTTCATACATACCTTTCAGTTGTTCCTTCATAATTTAACCCTCCAACAGTGCATGGATCATTTCGTTGATTGCGGCCTGGTGTGTGAACATTTCATCCCCGCCGTCAATTTTTGAAACAACTACCGTTTCAGCACCTTCAATTTCATTGTGACCAATCAGGTTGTAGGCCACGCTGCGGAATGCCACACCGATAGCATCCTCTTCTCTGGACGGTACAAAACATCCGTTTTCCGCAATCTTGATAAACAAGATAGAATCTGTAATGCCCAGCTCCATGCCGTCATCTCTAATAATTCGATACATCAAAAGACCTCCTTTACTCCAACCAATTTTGCAATGTGTCGCAGATCGGCCAAGTCTGCATTATAAAAATCGTGGTTCCACAACCAGTAGTCTTCATGCTCTTTCTGCTTAAACGGCTGACAGGCAGGATCTCCCCACACTCTGTTCCAGCGCTCTTGGTGCTGCTTATCACGCTTTCCAAGAGTGTCCATAATGGCCTGAACCAATTTTCCGCGCACCAGTCCGTTCCCATCATCATTCTGAGAAAAATAGTCATAGGCACTTTGGCTGGTTGTAAAGCAAATTGCCTTACCTCGGAACACCAGAAGGTTGCCCATCACCTCAATCTCTGTACCATATGGAATATTGACTGCTCCGCCGATCCCTTCCAAACGAACCCGCTTCCTTGCGATATAGTGTTGATAATCCACGAAATTACCTCCAAAATAAAAGTACAGCGCCCGAAACAAATGTCTCAGACGCTGTTAAAATTCTTGTATTAACTTGTAGTTCGATATAACTATGCTACTGCTGATATTTTATTTTGTGTTTGTGGCCTATACTTGTTAAAAATAGCATAATGCAACCTTCGCAAGCGTAAAAGCCTCCCGTGGTCATCAAATCCACGGTAGTAAGCCGTTTGTGATTCCATGAACTGATCGACCTCAGCAAGTGTTTTCCTTCCCGACAAAAACTCCCGATGAAACATTTTGAGTTTTCTTCTTGCCCGTTTTACACCATCACGACAACCATTGATTTTAACTTTCCCTGTTTCGGTCAAAGTAAATCTCGCTTTGCAAAACTTGAACGGCTTCGTAAGCGGGATAATCTTGCACTTACGCTTATTTACAGGAATACCGATAGCCTCAAACCGCCGCACGATTTCTCTCGCAACCTTCTTTAGCTTTTCAATGTCTGGCATAATAATGTAATAGTCATCCATATAATGACCAGCACAGTGAATACCAAGCTGACATTTGATAAAATTATCAACATCGCTTGGTAAAGAAACCATTTCCTGTTGGCTTGGCTCAACCCCAAGAGGCATCCCACGGCCAGGTGTTTCACATGGAGAATGCTTCACGATGGTATCAGCAAATGAACATACCTGCCTATCCAACATAAAGCGTTTATGCCGATCAAAGATAAGATTATGATTACCATTTGGAAAGAACTTTTTCAGATCGAGAAGGAACACTCCTCCCTCTCTGCCATAACGCCGATAGTGCCAATGAAGTTGTTCTTCCACTCGGCGAAAATGCCAGTGAAGTCCTTTATCCTTCTGACTTGCCCCATTGTCATAGATCATGCTTGGAGAATATAGCGGAATTAAAATCTTGTTTGTCTCGACCTTATGAATCTGACGATCCTCAATATGTGGAGCATCAATCGGTCTGATTTTACCCCGCTCATGCAACATAAAATGTGCATACTTCTTTGGTTTCCACCTGCCCTCTAATACTTCCTTTCTTCTTCTGGCCGTACCAGAAAGTAGGTGTAGTTCAAAGTTTTGTGTACTTTGCTTCCAGCGAACACCATTACAGCATTTCTTGCCATAATAGAACATATCGTGGTAGTTGAACACATCTTCGAGTGTACCAACCGCCTCGCTCCGCTTTCTTCTATTTGCTTGTCGCCGCGCTTGGCGACGTCGATATCGCGCCTCCCGGCGCTCCTCACTTGTCATAAAAGTATTCGCCCTCCGCATAGTTATCTTGTTGGTGCGCGTCTAAACTACTTTGACCTGGCACATGAAACGAGGTAAGCGCAATGCCTCGCCATGCAAGCAGCGTCCGTGCAAGGTCGTCAAAGGGCAGTTTTAGGGATTTGCACCCAGGGAAGTATCTCTCCTTTTGCGAAGGTCGTCTTTCATCTTTCGACTACTCCATTTGACCTCGCATCACAAAATCCGGGCAACAACGCCAGAGAATAGTTGGCATTGTTATTGTTGGCGGAGCCATCCGTGTTCACATTACAGAAATTGTTGTTATTGTTGTAATTGGCCGAGCGCAGCCACCAGTAGACTAACAGTAGAGCGAAACACAAAACAACTCGTTTTCAGAAATACACCCAATATTTATTAACCCTTTTTAGCTTGACCCAATGATTTGATGCTACCTTTAATCAACTCATCTTCATGGTCGATCAGTTCTCCAAGACTAATCGCCATCTTATCCAGCTTTTCGGTAGCATCTTTGGGACTGACTGGCTTTCCTTTGGCTGTTGTGAAACAGCCTTCTGGATTTTGCATCATTACAGTATAACAATGCGTCAGTCTAACATCCAGCGCCTTGAGAGATGCCCTTGCCTCTAACAAATGCACTTTCCGCAAATCAATCCTCTGCTGATCTGACGGGAAAATGCTGTTTGCTTTTTCTGCATGATCGACAACCTCCCCCGCCAGCTTCGCCACAGGCTCGGCCAGCAATCTGGAATATCGTGCAGACATTCGTGTTAAGAAATTCAGCGTTTCTACATAAATCTGATTCGCCGTATTAACAAATTCAGCCTTACTTGTAGTACGTTTTGCTTTCAGCACCGACATAACTTCACCTCTCTTGGTGCATTTTATTTATACTTACGCCTCTCCCCTTTCACCTACATTGATTACTCCATGCTCCTTCTCTACATCCTCCAAATGTTTCAAAAGCACAAATTCAATATAGTTGGTAATAGAGCGATGTTCATTTGTTGCCAGCACTCCGATCTTGTCAAACACCTCGTCGGAGAGACGCAAGGTGAATACTCGCTTATTTGTCGCCATACTCAAACCTCCCATCTTATTGGCACATGATTATTGTATGGCTATTTTTAACCGTTGTATGCAGTCTAAAGACTGTCAAGTGATAGCAATTCATTTTTTGAAGCGTAAATATATCATCCTCTGCTTACAAAATCAGAAGGGTACATTTGAAAAATTCGCGTCGCCGGCTTACGCCGGCTGATATTATTTTTGTCCGTCACTTTTACTCTCTGCTTCTCTCGGAGAACCCGCCAACTTTCGTGGGCGGGATAAGATCCGAGATACACTGCGGTGGATTAGGCAGCAAAGCCGGGCAACAACGCCAGAGAATAGTAGGCATAGTCACCGTAGGCGGAGCCATCCGTGTACACATTACAGAAATAGT